CTAGAATCCTGAACGGACCTATCGGCCCCGTCAGCGTAATAGACCGATAGTAGGAGCCAGCCAGTTTCCCCGAACTGAACTGTGGCCTGCGAACTAACAACGAATAGAAGGGTGGGTTGCTATGAGCAACAACTACTGGGACGACGAAGACGATGACCAAGATACCGACACAGACACACAAATGGACGGCAGTGACTTACTTAAAAAGTTACGTAAAGCCAAGCGTGCAGATGAAAAGCGTATTAAGGAACTTACTGAGCAACTTGAGGGATTTTCCAAGGCGCAGCGTGAGTCTACCGTTAAGTCAGTACTAGAAAAGAAGGGTGTAAACCAGAAGGCAGCACGTCTAGTCCTCAAGGATTTAGATGGTGATTTTTCAGAAGAGGCAGTATCGAACTGGCTAGACGAGAACGCTGACCTATTTGGTATAGAGGTATCACAGAAACGTGATGAACAAAACCTTGCGACATTACGTCAGCAAGACATCATGACACAGGGTGCCGTTACACCAGACCGAGCACAGGACCTAGAACAGCGCATGGACAATGCAAGTTCTATGGAAGAGTTAATCTCCCTGATGCAGAGTCAACAATAATCAATCGTTCATAGTCAAGGAGACTAAAAAAAAATGGCAAACGCATATACAGATACCACGAGCGGTTCGCTCGGTGGTACAGTTGGCGGTGCTGGTCTCGTACAGAAGGCATACGACCGCCTTCTCGAGTTCGCTCTCCGTTCAGAACCCCTAATTCGTTCTGTAGCAGATAAGCGTCCAGCAAAGCAAGCAATCCCAGGTTCAACTGTAGTTCTACAGAAGTACGTTGACCTAGACACAAAGACATCAACTCTAACAGAGACAGTTGACCCAGATGCAGTAGCATTGTCAACACCAACATCTGTTACAGTAACACTTAACGAGTACGGTAACGCTGTACTTGTAACACGCGCATTGGAACTATTCTCTCTAGCAGATGTAGACCCAGCAATCGCAAACATCATTGCATACAACCTAGCCGATTCTATCGACGTAGTTGCAATGAACACACTACGCTCAGGTTCAAACAACATCTACGCAGGAAATGCAACAGCAGTTGCTAACGTAGATGCAGCTGACACACTAGACTCAGCAGACATCCGCAAGGCTGTTGCTAAGCTACGTGCTAACAAGGCTAAGGGCCGTCGCGGAAATGCATACTGGGTTGGTATCCACCCAGAAGTTTCACACGACCTTCGTGCAGAGACAGGCGACCTCGGATGGCGCTACCCACAGTCACAGTCTGCTTCAGAAGCAAGCAAGATTTGGGCTGGAGAAATCGGTGAGTACGAAGGCGCATTCTTCGTAGAGTCATCACGTTTGTACAACGCTAAATCAGGTGCAAACCAGACAGCATTGACAACAACAGCAGTAACAGTAGCAGGAACATCAGCAGGATTTACATTCGGCGTTGCTTCATCTGCAGTTATTGCATCTCGCGCAGAAGTTGGCGATGGAATTGCAGGAACAGGTATCGCTTCAGGTGCTAAGATTACTGCTATCACTACATCAGGTTCAACAACTACATTTACTGTAGACACAGCAAACACAGCAGCAGTAACAGTTTCAACAACTGTAACTGTAACACCAGTAACACGTGTCTTCGACACAATCGTTGCAGGTTCACAGGCAATGGCAGAAGCTGTAGCTGAAGAGCCACACGTAGTTATCGGTAACGTAACTGATAAGTTGATGCGCTTCCGCCCAATGGGTTGGTACGGCGTACTTGGCTTCGCAGTATACCGTGACGAGGCTCTATACCGAATCACATCAGGTTCATCAATCGCTGCTCTCTAGTAGTTAATTGACTGCTGGGCAGGGGAAACCCTGCCTGGTGGTGAGTCCACTAAAGGAGGAGTCATGACAGATTACATCTTCGAGACACCAACTGTCGATGAAGGCTTTGAAGGAGTTCAGCGACTCTTTACATTCTACAAGTTAACACGTGGCATCAGTATTATCAGAGTTGATGGAACTTACCGTCAGGTTCGTTATCCATACGATGGCGACCTTGACACTTACCAAGAAGTATATCTTGGTGGTAGCAAGTATACTGTAGATGAGGCAACTCGTGAGGCACTAATCAACGGAAACGTTGGAGTAACCACAGCAAACTTCACAGCAATATAGGGGATATATGGGACACGAACATGCAAGTAAAGTTCTTGAATGGGCATACAAGCTAGTCGATGGAGACATGATTCCATACTCAGCATTATATGGGTGTGTGAGTTGTGACGCTACATCAACTGAACCTTTCCCTGATGAGAACGATATCTTTATAGACCACACCAAGTGTGGACCTGATTGCTTTGGCTGCAAAGCCAGAGGACTTCAGATGAATACTGGCGATGCTAACAGTCAGCGAAATGCTCCACGTAAGCGTTTCGAAAGTGAACTATCTGCATATGCTAACGCGAAGGCACAGGGCATTCAACCTGGTGGTACTTCGATGGAAAAGATTCGTGAGGCAGAAGCAGCCTCCGAAGTATTGAATAAGCCATACAATGCTAATTCAATGCCAGATGCAAAGAACATAAACCAATCAACCGCAGCGGTAATGAAAGAGATAGGACAAATATAATGCCAAAAGTAGGAATGAAGGAATTCGCATACACAGCAAAAGGAATGGCAATGGCTAAGGCTGAGGCCAAGAAGTCTGGTAAGCCAATGAAGAAGGCTGTCAAGAAGACAGCAAAGAAGATGGCTATGAAGAAGATGGGCAATAAGAAGTAAATGGCAAACCCTGTTAGAGGAGCTATTAAGCGAGCCAAAACGGTAGCCCGTGAAGTTCGTGATATTCCTACGGCACTAGGTACAGGTATCGGTGCTGCTATGGATTACCAACAGCGCGGTCCTGGTAATGCTGCTACTACAAAAGCAAATGCTAATTCTTCCAGCAAGAACTGGGACAAGCAATTAGCAGAAGCTGCAGCAGCAATTTTGAAGGGTACCTCTGGTACACGTTCAGACAAGTTTGACTCAAAAGGTAAATACAAAAGAGGATAATAATGACAGACCCAAGACTAAAGCGAGCAGGAGTATCGGGCTTTAATAAGCCTAAGCGTACACCAAATCACCCAAAGAAGTCACACGTTGTTGTGGCTAAAGAAGGAGACAAGGTCAAAACTATTCGCTTTGGTCAACAGGGTGTGACTGGCGATAGACAACCTACAAAGCGTCAAGCTTCGTTCAAGGCACGTCATGCTAAGAACATTGCCAAGGGTAAGATGTCTGCTGCATATTGGGCGGATAAAGTCAAATGGTAAAGAAGAAGGCTAAGTCGAAAGTTAATGCGGCTGGTAATTATACCAAGCCAGCGATGCGTGCTTCTTTGTTTAAGAAGATTAAAGCAGGCTCTAAGGGTGGAGACCCTGGTGAATGGTCTGCTCGCAAGGCTCAGTTGCTTGCAACTCAGTACAAGAAAGCAGGAGGCGGTTACAAGTAATGGCACTTGCTAAGTCACAGAAGTCCTTAAAGAAATGGACCAAGGAAGAATGGACAACTTCTGACGGTAAACCATCTAAAGGCAAAAAAAGATATTTGCCCAAGAAGGCATGGTCTGCATTGAGTGCATCTGAAAAGAAAGCAACTAATCAGGCTAAAGCTGCAGGTAATGCAAAGGGTAAGCAGTTTGTAAAACAACCAAAGTCCATAGCAAAGAAGGCTGCGAGGTTTAGATAATGGCAACAGGAGTAGCAGGTAGCACATTTGCTGACGAGTTGAATCGTCTTGCAAACGGTGGAACATATCCCGTACCAAGTGCATATCAGTCTGAACAAGGTGCAGCAAATAACTATGCTGACACTAGTGGCTTAGGTATTATAGCAGCACTAAACATTAAGGCCAGCGCTAGCCGTCAGCCTAACAATTACAAGATGCTCAATGCTGTCTGTAATGAACTAGCAGGGACTACTGGATTATCAGCCGTTGTTGCATTAAGGAGCATAGACCTATGACAACACTAGCACAGATGATTGATGAAGTCCTCATTAACCTTTCAGGTTATACTTACCAACAGGACCGTTCAACATATCTACGCACAGCAGTCACAACACTGACGTCTCCAAGCACTTCACCTACAATCCTATCTCTTGGAGATACGAGTAACGTAGGTAAGGGTATCCTTGAAGTTGACGAAGAACTTATGTGGGTTGATTCATTTGACCGTGTTGGTAACACAGCGACTGTATCACCTTACGGCCGTGGATATCTAGGCACAGGAGCTGCTACACACGCAGCTGATGCCAAGGTTACTATCTCACCTATCTTCCCACGCTATGTAATCAAGAAGGCAATCAACGATACTATTCGTGCAATGGGCGCTAGCCTTCTTGCTGTTAAGCAAACAACATTTACTTTCAACGCAGCGATTAATACTTACGAGTTTGAAGATTTAGGCATTGAGAGTATTCTAACTATGTCATGGCAGGATACAGGTCCTTCTAAGGAATGGATTCGTGTTCGTCGTTGGGACTTCGACCCATTTGCAGATGTAACTACTTGGGGTGCAAACTCACAGACTGTAACCATCTATGACTACATAACACCAGGACGTACAGTTAAGGTGATGTATGCCACACCTCCAGCTGCAATGGAAAATAGCGGAGATGTATTTACAACCACTACTGGGTTCTCTGAATCAGCTCGTGACATTGTAATCCTTGGTGCATCATACAGATTATTGGCTTACCTTGACCCTGCTCGTGCAGGTCAGATTAGCCCACAGGCGGACGAAACAGATGGCAAGCGCCCTTACGGTGCAAGCGCATCAGCAACAAAGCAACTCTTTGCTCTTTACTCACAACGTTTGAACGAAGAAGTGTCAGCTATACAAAGTCAATACCCGCCACGAATTCATTATACTCGATAGGAATATAAATGACAACACGCAATTACTCCTCTCGCTCACAGCAGACTACACTGACAAGTGCCGTCACCGCTGGCGCATCAACGATGGTTGTCCAATCAGGTACTGCCCTTCTTGGTGGCCAGTCTATTCCTGCGGGTACAACCTTTACGATTGTTATTGACCCAGATACAGCAATCGAAGAAATTGTAGATGCCACCGCGGTATCGACTAACACCTTTACAGTAACCCGTGCTATTGATGGCTCCTCAGCCCAGGCTCACTCAGCTGGTGCGGTTGTCCGTCACATGGCAATTGGTCGCGACTACCGTGAAGCCAATGCCCACGTAGAGGCTTCTACAGGGGTCCACGGCATCTCTAACTCCTCTTCTGTTGTCGGAACTATCGATACTCAGACCCTGACTAATAAGACTCTTACAGCCCCTACAATCACCAACCCAAGCATTTCTGGTGCAGGGGTAGATGCAAGCATTGTCTTCGAAGGTGCTACAGCAGATGCCTATGAGACTACCCTTACAGTAGTAGACCCTACACAGGACAACACAATCACAATGCCTAACACAACTGGCACAGTGGTTATTGCTACGGCAGTACAAACTCTTACAAATAAAACCTTGACAAGTCCTGTATTATCAGGTACACCAGTGATTACAGGTCTGTCTTCTGCAGGGATGTCAGCATCCTCTGCTACACCTAAAGATTATGTAGATAGCATTCTAGGCTCAGCAACCGCAGCAGCAACTAGTGCTGCATCTGCAGCCACTAGTGCAGCATCTGCTGCTACATCTGCAGGAAGTTCAGAAACATCAGCAATAGCATCAGCAACATCTGCAAGTGCTTCTGCAAGTTCTGCAACAGCGGCGGCAACTAGCGCAACTTCTTCGGCTACTAGTGCATCAGCAGCAGCAACCAGTGCGTCAAGTGCTGCAACAAGTGCAACAGCAGCGGCTACATCAGCCACATCTGCTGCTACAAGTGCTACAAGCGCAGCAGCCAGTGCAACAACCGCAGCGGCTTCAGTAGCAACAATTGCAGGATATGCAACTACAGCATCTAACTCTGCTTCCGCAGCAGCCACTAGCGCTGCTAGTGCTGCGACATCAGCAGCAAGTGCTGCAACTTCTGCTTCAACAATGTCAGCAAGTGTAACTGCTGCTGCTACTTCTGCAGCATCTGCAGCAACATCAGCAACGAGTGCAGCAAATTCTGCAACAATTGCTGCTACTTCTGAAACAAATGCTGTAGCATCCGCAAGCGCTGCAGCCACTAGCGCAACAAGCGCTTCTGCAAGTGCAACCGCTTCTGCTAATAGTGCTACTGCATCTGCATCATCTGCAAGTGCAGCAGCAACAAGCGCTGCTAGTGCAGCCACTTCTCAGACAGCAGCAGCAACAAGTGCAGCAAGTGCTGCAACCTCAGCAACAAGCACTGCTACAACTTATGATGAGTTTGATGACCGCTACCTTGGTAGCAAGGCATCTGCTCCTACAGTAGACAATGATGGCAACACGCTTCTTGTCGGTGCTATCTATTGGAACTCTACGCTTAACAATATGTATGTATGGTCAGGCACTGTATGGGTACAGATTGCTACAACTACTTCTTACTCAACACCTACACTTGGAACTACAGCACTCACTTCTGGTGCGACCATATCTACGGTTGCAGCATTAACTCTTGACAATGCAACACTTACTGGTACGCTTACAGCAGCATCTTCATCTGGTACCAATGGTCAATATTTACAATCAACTGGCAGTGGTACTCAATGGGCTTCAGTTGCTGGATACTCAGCACCTACACTGGGCACAACAGTAGTAACGTCTGGCGTTACTATATCAACAATTTCAGGTTTAACAGATGTTGTTCTTAACGGCGTTGGAAGTATTCAAGACGAACTTACACTCATACTTATGGGTGCACTCTAAACGAAAGGGTAGTAACTAATGGCTACAACAAGTAAAGTCCTCTTTAGAGGAGCAGCAACAACAAGTACTGGAACAACTCTGTATACGGTTCCATCTGCTACAACTACTGTTATTACTAACATTGTAATTGAAAACAGTGCAGCAACCACATCAACAGTAACACTTGCTCTTAACGCGGTACCAATTGCTACGGCTGTACCACTTGGTGCTAACAGTATTACTGTTATTGACTTAAAGCAGGTTCTTCCTGCAACTCAAACAATTACAGGTGGAGCATCTACAACTGCTGTAGATATTCACATCAGCGGAGTGGAGATTTCCTAATGGCTATTGAAAGAATCCCTGGCGTTGGACCTACTAACGCTGATATTGCAACAGCAGTAGCAGCACCAAGCGCAGCAACAATTGCTGCAGCCGTGGCTGCACCAAGTTCTGCAACTATTCAAAATATTGTAACAACATATGGTAATACATTTAACGGACCAAGCGCAGCGACAATTGCTGCGGCAGTAGGTACATCATTTAACCCACTTACTATGACAGCGCAGCAAACATTTAATTCATCATCTAACAACGTTACTGTATCTGGTAAAAACTTTGTCTATGCTTTATGCATTGGTGGTGGTGGTGGTGGTAGTTCAAATACTGGAACAAACAACCAAGGTAGCGGTCAACCTGGTGCTGCTGGTGGAGTTGCATTTGGACTAACTCAAGTAAATTCTATTGCAACAGTTGGCGCTGGAGGAAATGCAACTGCAAATAATAATAACAGTTACAGCGGAAACTCTGGCGGAACAAGCAGGTATGGATGGATTCAAGCAAATGGTGCCGTGCAAGGTGTTTCATATTCTCCTACACCTGGATACCACGGAGGAATAGCAAAGTTAAATGCTATAAGCAATACTCAAAATCAAGATGAGCATAGAACTGATTTTCCATCTGCACCTGGTGGACCAACTAGCAATTATGCAGTTGGCGGTGGAGGTAACCAATCCAGCGGTGCAACTAACGGTAGAGGTGGAAATGGTTGGTTCTACAATGGTGGCGCTGGCGGCAATAACAACGGAAATGCATACGGCGGTGGCGGTGGTGGTGCTGGGTGGACAGGAAATGGCACTGCTGGAAATTCAGCACCTAGTGCAAACCAATCTGGTAATGGCGGTGCTGGTGGTGCTGGCGGTGGTGGCGGCGGAGCAGGTGGAATAGGTCGCTCAGATAAAGGCGGTTCTCGTAACGCTGGAACAGGTGGCAATGGTGGCGCAGGTCTCGTCATACTCTACTACTGATATGCCAGATTATTTACTATTTGCAGTTATGGAAAACAATATAGTTATTGATTGTTGTTTTGATAACGATGGTAAAATGATATCACCACTTAGCAAAAAAGAATATAAAAGCGACAGTATTACTTTTATACCAATGACTTTGGATAATAGTCCAGCAGAAATTGGTATGTCATATGATAATACAAGTAACAAATTTTATTTAGAAGGAGTAAATAATGCCTCAGTTTGCTGAAATTGTTGGTAACAAAATTATTAATGTTATCCTTGCAGACACACTAGAAGATGCAACAAATTTAAATAATGGTGAATATATTGATTTAACCGACCATCCAGATAATCCTGGAATTGGTTATGAATTAGTTGATGGACACTTTATTTTAGTTGTTGAAGAAGAATAACTTTTTATGAGTCTTGATACAAGACACGACTCAGGTCTGTGGTTGTTTGATGAAGCAACCACAACCTGGGGCGAAAGAGAATTTAATCAAAATAAGTCTAACATCTGTGTATCAGGATATCCAAGAAGTGGTAACACATTTTTAAACTATGTAATTTTTAAGATGTATCCTTCTTTAAATGTTTTTAATAACTTTCATACCATTAAGTCTATTGAAAATCATAGTACTGTCTTTATTCCAATTAGAAATCCAATAGACTGTATAGGTTCTTGGGCTTACTATCAAAAATATTATTTTGGGGATGGGTACTTATTTAAAATAGAAGATATTAATACCGATACAATTACTAATGATATAAATTATTATTTAAGATTTCATAACGATGCTATGAACTTTAAAAATAAAATTACATTATTAGATTTTGATGTATTTACAAAAGATATAAATTACATAGAAGATAAATTTAAAATTAAAAAAGAAAAAAATGTAAATATAGATACTGTCAAAAGACAAATGTCTATGACTGATAAAAAAATAAATCTACCTGCCAACAATAAAAAGAAATTAAATGAAATAAAAGAACAGGTATCGCAGCACCCTAGGATACAAGAGTGCTATGATTTATACAACAAACTAAGGGGACACTTATGATAATTAAATTTACAGATACACGGGGTATTCCAGAAGAATATGAGCCACAACCTGCATCATTTTTTATTCCAGAATGGTATAAGAAAATAGAATCTTATATGAATGGAAGTAAAAAACCAACTGGCGATGGTGGAACTACTGGAACAATAAAAAGATGTATGCCAGTTTTTGATGCAATTGTCGGTGGTTATATAATTGTTACACCATCTGATGTATATGTTACTCAAAAAGAAATGGAAGATGGAAGTATTGAGCCCTACTTTGAGTGGTCAAACTTTGGTATGATTTCATTTCACCCAGTAGAGCAAGCACCAAATCACCCTAATCGAAACAACCATACTGCATATCCAAAATGGATTAATCCTTGGGCAATTAAAACGCCAAAAGGTTACTCAACTTTATTTGTTCAACCTATGCATAGAGAATCTGTATTTACAATTCTTCCAGGAGTTGTAGATACTGACATATATACTGCTCCAGTTAATTTTCCATTTGTTTTAAATGATGTAAAATTTGAAGGACTTATTCCTGCTGGTACACCTATTGCTCAGGTAATTCCATTTAAAAGAGATAGTTGGGAAATGAGCAAAGGAACAATTGAAGATTTTAATGAGCAATTAAAGGTTACGAATCGTTTAAAAACAAAAATATTTGATGGTTATAAATCTATTTTTAGACAACCAAAGGAATACAAATGATTATTCAAATCATTGGATTACCTGGTAGTGGTAAAACAACTCTTGCTACTGCACTTGCTGACCGTATTAATGCTATACATTTTAATGCTGATGAAGCAAGAGCAGACCTTAATTCTGACCTTGACTTTACCCCTGCTTCAAGGATAGAACAAGCACGCCGTATGGGTGCACTGGCACGCCTTACAAGCAAGCAGGGTTACATCACCGTAGTTGACTTTATCTGCCCTACAGAGGAAACTCGTGCAGCCTTTGGTAAGCCTGACATCCTTATCTGGGTTAACCGTATCAAAGAAGGACGCTTTGAAGATACTAACAAGTTGTGGGAAAACCCAACTAACGTTGACTTAGTAATTCTTGACGGAATTACAGTCGAACAAGAAGTAGATGATGTCATTAAAGCATTTGAACTGCACGATTGGCGCAAGCCAACAACTCTTATGCTAGGTCGTTATCAACCTTGGCACGAAGGACACCACGCTCTCTACGTTGAGGCTGGTAAGCGCACTGAGCAGGTAATGCTGGGCGTTAGAAACACTCAAGGCACTAGCGAGAAAGACCCTCTATCCTTTAGCCAAGTCAAAGGATACATTGCAAAAGACTCAGTAATGACCAATGCAATGGTTATCAAGATGCCTAACATTACTAATATAGTGTATGGTAGGGATGTCGGCTATAAGATTGAAGAGGTTGTTTTAGATGCTGCTACGCAGGCTATTAGCGCTACTCAAAAACGTCGTGAATTGGGCATCTGATACTGGTAAAGGTATTGCAGATGCAGAAGAAAGAATGATACAGGAAATGTATCGGGAAAAAAAAAGATGAGAGTAACTAAGTTCAGGTCTTTTACCAAATCACTTAGTTATAGAATCTTTGGAACATTAAGTTCTTTTGCTGTAGTATTTGTTATTACTGGTGAAGGTACTCTCTCAGCGCTTATTGCGTTCTGGGAAACAGTTGTCAAGGTAGGTATCTATTACTGGCACGAAAGAATCTGGGACAAGATTCATTGGGGCAGAAAATCTAAATAAATAGGGGACAATATGAGCAAAGTAAATAAAGGAACACTGGCTCTAGGCTGGTGTGACAACGGTAACACTGATGGTAAGTTCACGGAAGGTGTCGTTAGTGTAGCACTACAGTGTGCTAACAATGGAATCCAGCTAACCCATAGTATGCGAGTACAGGGCAATCAGATAGGCAGACAACGCCAGGTTCTGTTTGACTACTGGGCTGACCAAATCAAGACTGACTGGTTACTATGGATTGACTCAGATATTGTAGTCAACATGGAAGTAGTTGCTAAACTATGGGACGCAGCTGACAAGATTGGCAAGCCAGTCGTTAGTGGTACCTACTTCATCTCTAAGGAGAACGAAGGCACATTGGCTAAGCCATATCCAGCATTGTTCTTTGATGTAGATGAACATACTATACAGCACGTACATCCACTACCACCTAATGAACTCATTAAGGTAGACAGTGCAGGATTTGGCTTTGTGCTAATGCACAAGTCAATTATCGCGCCTATGCGTGAAAAGTTCCCAGACCAATCAATGTTTGCTGAGCAAGAGAACATCGGCGACAAGTATGTAGGAGAAGACATTGTCTTCTTCCGCAAAATGCAAGAAGCAGGCGTCCCACTATGGGCGCACACTGGTGCACTAGTAAAGCATATCAAGCGATTCTCGCTGGATGTTGGCTACTATGATATGTACTGGACACTAGATATGATGAAACAAAAAGCGCAAGAAAAACAACAAGAAAACTAAGGAGTCTACGTGGCTGGTCGTGATATTACCGAAGGTCGTGCAACGCGGGCTATTGCTGTCGATGTTGGTGTAGTTGCTACATCTGCTATCTGGCAAAACACTGATGTGGCATATGATACCGCTATTGGCGGCATGCCATTTATCTATGCAATCAGTGACGCACGCCCATATATCCGACAGACTGCACCATTCCGTAAGGAACAGTTTGACAACCAGACTGAACCAGGTGAGCAATCACTTACTGGTTGGTGGATTCGTAGTCAGCAATCTTTCCACGCAGGGGACGGCATAACATTCTACGACCCAGCACAGACAACATCTAACTCGCCTGACCACTATCGCTTTGCTGACAGCAAGGGTGTAAATGTTTGGGAGCAAGGCGAGGTAACTCTACTTAACAATGTTAATGTGGGGCACGTTACTACAGGTAGCGTAGACTCTCGGGGTCGACCTAATCAACACCTTCGCTCAATTCAATGGAGTGGCAATGATGGTGTCTTACTTAGAGACCAGTATGATGTTGATAAGATTACTACTGCTGGTACTGTTACTCACTTTATTGATTATGTTGCTGGAACCGACTATCCAGTTCACGCTATATGTGATGACGGAACCTATGCTTATTGGATTACTAATGTTCTGGCTAGTGGAACCCCAAGATTACGCATATATAAGAAATTGCTAACTGGAGTTGCTGGCGCTGGTGATACTCTTATGATTAGCGATAATGGTGTTACCGTGACTAATGCAGTAATGGAATATGTTAAAGACCGTATTGTTATGTGTATTAATAATAAGATATATGAAATACCAACATCGGCATCTACTCTTCCATCTCCTGTATATACACATAGCGATACTGATATTACATTCACAAGCATTACCGCTTCTGGTCCAGCTATTTACGTAACAGGTTACAGCGGAATCCAATCATCTATTCTTAAATTTACACTAAGTACTGCTGGTGTTATGCCAACACTTACAAGTGGAATCACTGCAGCAGAAATGCCAGTAGGTGAAGTCATTCATAGAATCTATTACTACTTAGGTTATATGGTCATCGGAACCAACAAGGGTATCAGAGTCGCAACTGTTTCTGACCAAGACGGTTCAGTTAGTTACGGCCCATTAATTATAGAGACATCTCAGCCAGTCTATGACTTTGCTGCACGTGACCATTATGTGTGGTGTGCTACTGGCGTAGCTGGGGAACCTGGTGTTATTCGCATTGATTTAAGTACTGAGGTATCACCACTTCGATTTGCTTACGCAAATGATATATACTATGGTGGTATTTCTGGTCGAGTAACTACTGCTTGTGCATTTGCAGGCGAGACTAGCCAATTAGTATTCTCCTCTACTGCCCTAACAGTGGGTGGAACAATCACTAATAAGGCTATGACATCAGGTGTGGCGACACTTACAACTGCATCTGCACATGGCCTGACCGCTGGTAGTTCAGTATGGGTAGAAGGCGTTGACTCTAACTTCAACTCAAGCACTGGTGCATGGACAGTATCCAGCGCAACTACTTCAACATTTACTTATACAAGTGCAGTTACTGCAACAGTTACATCAACTGCAGTAACTTCTGCTACCGCTATAGCAGCAACTCCTGGTTCAGTATACATCGAAGATGATGCCGACCTAATGCCGACTGGGTATCTAACTACTGGTTATATTAGATACAATACGCTAGAGCCTAAGAACTTCAAGCGACTTGTCGCTCGTGGTGATTTCGAGTATGGGTCTATGACCCTTGAAACAGTTACTGCTGACGGTACTGAGTACGACGTGGTTGCATACGATGCATCCGTCCCACCAGTCGAGGTAACTACATCTAATCCACAAGAAGCCCAGGAGTATTTGGCTTACAAGTTTATTCTATATCGTGACGGTACTGATGCTACCAAGGGACCAATCATGAAGGGCTACCAGGCGAAGGCAACTATTGCTACGCCTC